ACCGTTTGAGCCCCAACCGCTAGACGAGGCAGGCAGGCCAAAAGGCGGGTATGCCAATCGCCGCGCCGAGATGTGGGGCAAATCAAAGGAATGTCTGGAAGAAGCCGGTGGCACCAGCATTCCAGACCAAGACAGTTTGCAGGTCGATGCGTGCGCTCCGGGCTACAAATACGACAGCCTGAGCCGCGTCGTTCTCGAAAGCAAAGAAGACATTCGCAAGCGTGGCCTTCGCTCCCCTGATGAATGGGACGCGGTGGCGCTGACGTTTGCCGAGCCGGTGCATGAGCCGAGGCCGAGGCCGAAGCCTGTCACGTACGGCGCTGGAAGCTGGATGGCGTAATGGCTGACAAGAAATCACTGACCGTCCACGTGGGCGACATGGATTGGGATTTAGCGATGAATCTCATTCTCGCGACCGATGCCCTAGCCCGCGTTTGGGCGAAGGAGAATTCAGGTCGCCGCTACGGGATAAATCTAAGGCCAGCAGGCGAAGGCAAGGCCGAGTTAGAGTTTGCCGGGTGGCAAAATGGCTGACAACGACCTTCTCAAGGAAGCCAAGGACGCCTTTAGCGAGGCGGTTGATGCTTTCGACCACAACAGGACAACCGCGCTGGATGACGTGCGATTTGCGCGTCTAGGTGAGCAATGGCCGGAAGCGGTCATGAAGCAGCGCGAGAAGGAGGGGCGTCCGTGCCTCACCATCAACAAGCTGCCGGCCTTCATCCGCCAGGTCGTAAACGATGCACGACAGAACAAGCCGGCAATCAAGGTGCATCCTGCCGACAGTGGCGCAGATGTGGAGACAGCAGATGTCATCAACGGCCTGATCCGCAACATCGAATACACATCATCGGCTGATGTTGCCTATGATACCGGCGTGGAATGCGCGGTAACCGCGGGCTTCGGTTATTGGCGTGTCGGGCTGGATTACGCCTTCGATGACAGCTTCGACATGGATATCCAGATCAAGCGTGTCATCAACCCGTTCTCGGTCTATGGCGACCCGAACTCAACTGAGGCCGATTCATCGGACTGGAATACGGCTTTCGTCGTTGATCGGCTGACCAAGGACCAGTTCGAAGCCCAATGGGGCGACAAGGCCCGAGTTGATTGGGACGATACCGGGTGGGCATCGGCGGGCGAACCGTGGCGCGTTGAAAACGATGTTCTGGTCGCTGAATACTGGAAGCGTGAGGAAGTAGACCGCATCATCGTTCGCATGCAGGGCGGACAGGTCTACAGCAAGCAGCAGCTTGAGACCGACCCTGACCTGATCGTGCAGTTGGAGATGGGCCTGTTGCAGCCGCATGGCGAGCGCAAGGTCAAATCGCACAAGGTCACGCAGCATTTCATGTCCGGCGCGGAAATCCTCGAAAGCAAGGATTGGCCGGGGCGCTATATTCCCATCGTTCCTGTCTATGGCGACGAGTTCGACGTGCAGGGGAAACGGTATTTCCGCTCCCTGATCCACAACGCCAAGGATGCACAGAGGACATTCAACTACTGGCGCACGACGGGTGCAGAACTCATCGCGCTTGCTCCCAAAGTGCCGTTCATCGGTCCAAAAGGGGCGTTCGACAGCGACATTGCCCGCTGGCAGACGGCCAACACGAAAAGCCATGCATTCCTTGAGTACGATCCTGTTCCGGCTGCTGGCAATGTGCCACCGCAGAGACAGCCACTCGACACCGGACCAGCCGCAGGAGCGTTGCAGGAGGCGTTGAACGCCTCTGACGACATCAAGGCCATTGTAGGCATGTACGATGCGTCCTTGGGTGCGCGGTCGAACGAAACGAGCGGCAAGGCCATCATGGCGCGCCAGCGGGAAGGGGATATTTCCACCTTCCACTTCGTAGACAACATGGCTCGCGCCATTCGCCATACAGGTCGCATTGTTCTGGACCTCATTCCGTCCGTGTATGACAGCGAGCGCATATTGCGCGTGATTGGAGAGGATGGGTCGCAGGACGCCAAGCAGGTCAATGCGCCTTATCAGGTGAAAGACCCGAAGACCGGCCAGCCAATGAAGGATGAACTTGGCGAGCCGATCATGGCGCTCCACGACCTGACAGCCGGCAAGTACGACCTCACCGTCACGACTGGGCCGAGCTTTACCACGCGCAGGGAAGAAGCCGCAGCGTCCATGACGGAAGCGCTCAGGGCATTCCCGCAGGCCGCCCCTGTCATCGTGCCTGAACTGGCCAAGAATCTTGATTGGCCGGGCGCGGACGACATTGCTGAAAAGCTCGAGAAGATGAATTCTGGGCAAATCCCGCCTGAGCTTCAGAAGCAGATCGAGGAAGGCAAGCAGCAGCTACAGACGCTGACGCAGGAAAACCAGCAGTTGAAGCAGGACCAGTCGGTGGACATGGCCAAGGCTAAGCAGCAGTCCGATTTGGCGCGCAAGAAGCATGACGACGACATGGCTCTCCAGCGCCAGAAGGTCAACGACGCCTACGACCTTCGCGTCATGGAAATGCAGATGAACCACAAGGCGAAGGCCCTGGAGAACGGCGGCGTCGAGGAAGAAGGCCCGGACGGCCAGAAGGTCGTGAAATCCGGCACCGAAGTCATCATGCGCGGGCTGGAGCAGCTAGGCCAGCTGATCGTCCAGCAAGGGCAGGAAGCATCCGTTCGCTTTGAGCAGATGGAGCGGGTCATGCTGGCTCCGAATGAACTCATTCGTGATCCCAAGACCGGCAAGGCCGCAGGTTCAAGGAAGGTACTGCAATAATGGCAAACGCAATCTATCCCAAATACAAGGAAGCGCTGCTGAACAACTCGGCAAACAGCGCCATCACCGGGTCAGGAACGACCGGCCTCTATGTGGCCTTGGTGGATACAGGCACCTATACCTATTCGTCAGCCCATGAGTTCTATTCGAGCCTTTCCGGCGTCGTTGGGACCGATCAGGAAATCACCACGCCGACGCTGACGAATGGCGTTGTCGATGGTGGTGACGTGACGTTCAGCGCGGTATCGGGCAACTCGGTCGAGGCACTCGTGATCTATCGCAAGAATGCCGGTGCCAACACGACATGGCGGCTGGTGGCCTATATCGACACTGGCCAGACGGGTTTGCCGGTCACGCCCAACGGCGGCTCAATAACCATCACATGGAATGCGAGCGGCATCTTCGCGCTCTAAGCCATGGCCGCGACACTCGTCCAATCAGCAGATGGCGATCACGCCAATGTCAAGTTGACGGAGCGATCTGTTGTCTGTGCCTGTAGTTGAAAGCTTTAGCACAGCCTCGCTGTCCACAAAGGCGACATCTGTAAGCGTCACAAAGCCTGCTGGGACTCAGAGCGGCGATTACCTCGTCGCTCTCGTCGAGGTGTCGGACGGAACTGGTGACCTTCCCGTCACATCCCCTGGATTCGGCAGCCTACTTTCAGGTTCACCGGGCAGCCTGCGAGCAATTGAGGTTCTTGCGAAGGTTGCCGGGGGGAGTGAACCAGGCAGTTACACATTCAGCCACGGCTCGTCGAGGGATGCTGTGGTGTTGCTGCGGCTATCGGGTGTAGACACCTCCAATCCGATTAACGTTTTAAGTTCGGTTGGCGGGGGGTCATCCGGCTCGTCGATTACCGCAGCCTCGCTGACCACGACCGTAGCCAACTGCCTATATCTTTTGTGTGTCGGGCACGGCTTCACTTCGAGTTCCGTAACCTATTCCGCGACCGGCAGTATGGCGATTGCGGGGCAGACAAATAACGGCAACACATCAACTAGCCAGGCCAGTTGCGCGATAGCGACGGAGTCAATTCCTACCGCAGGGGCTACGGGAACGCGGTCTATAACCGCTTCGGCTTCCGGCTATCACGCATATGCGTCAATCGCCATCGCAGGGGCGAGCGGCGGCGGTGGCTCTCAGACCCTTACGGGAACGCTGTTTACCAACACCAACACGTTCTACGGAGGAACGGTACAACGCGGGGCGGTGACGCTCTCCGGGACGTTATTCACCAACACGAACAGCTTCTATGGCGCTACGGTCGGGCGGGGCGCGGTAAACATCAGCGGTGCGCTGTATAGCGATGCCGACACGTTCTATGCTGCCACGCTTGGCAAAACATACGCGATAACAGGCTCGCGTTT